TACATATACTATACCATCAGACCAAAGCTTAGTGGATAAATACATTCGTTTAACCGCGGTTACCGAAGATAGTCGTGGAGGTAAAACCAACTTTAATTCCAATTCATCCCAAGTTACTAATGTGGATGACCCAGCCACTGGATCATTAACCATAACAGGTACAGTGGAAGAAGGTGGAGCTGCAACATATTCATATTCAATCAATGATGTGGATGGAACAATTACCTTTATTTCCCATCAGTGGCAAGTTTCTGATGATGATAGTGTTTGGTCCAACATAAACGGTGCTACAGAAGCAAATTATACTATACCATCAGACCAGAGCTTAGTGGATAAATACATTCGTTTAACTGCGGTTACCGAAGATAGTCGTGGAGGTACAACCAACTTTAATTCCAATTCATCCCAAGTTAGTAATGTGGATGACTTAGCAACTGGAACATTAACCATAACAGGAACAGTGGAAGAAGGTGGAGCTGTATCATACTCCTATTCAGTCAATGATGTGGATGGAACGATTACCTTTATTTCCCATCAGTGGCAAGTTTCAGATGAGGATAGCACATGGACTAACATAGATGGCGCCACTAATGCTACATATACTATACCATCAGACCAAAGCTTAGTGGATAAATACATTCGTTTAACCGCGGTTACCGAAGATAGTCGTGGAGGTAAAACCAACTTTAATTCCAATTCATCCCAAGTTAGTAATGTAAACGACCAACCCATCGGTCAATTAGAAATTGAGGGTGTTGTTATGGAAAGTATCACAATATCAGCAAATACAACCAATATTACAGACGAAGATGGCATATTAACATATACTTATCAGTGGGAACTATCAGATGATGATTCAATATGGGCGAATATTCCAAGTGAAACAAATCAAACTTATGTCATACCAAAAGACCAAGGCTTTGTTGGTAAATATGTGCGCGTAACCGCACAATCAACCGACCCAAATAACAACCAAACTTCACATACATCGGCGTCAAGTGAGATTGTAGTATTCAACGATCCACCAACTGATATTCAATTGTCTGGAACTGAAATATATGAGGGTTATGAAATAGGACAAGAAATCGGAACGTTAACGTCTTCGGATATAGATTCCACCAATTTTACATATGAAATCGATAGCAATTTGTTCTCACTTAACAATAATAAATTAGTAAGTAACCGTGTATTTTCATATGGTTCCACGAATACCTATACTATAAATATTACTACAAAAGATGAAACATTAAACGAGTTTACAAAATCATTTGTTATTACAGTAAAGAGATTATGGATATATACAACATTATCGAGCACAGAAGTAGCTATAGGCAATAATACGACAGACATTGCGAATGGTACCGTATTAGGAAAGAATTTAACCGGTAGTATCATAATTCCATCAACAATAGAGGATGTAACTGGAAATACATACGATGTTACCAATATTTACCAGAATGCGTTTACGGGAAGTAGTCTAGACAAAATAACATTTTCAGGAGATACAACCTATACTTTAGATATACCACTGAAACAAGTATTCCAGGTTCTACAGACTGAAGATGAATATATTTTACACCAATTACAAGAAGTATAATCGACCACAAAAATCATAATATAATATATAATGGACTCTCAAGAATTTAACTTTGAAGTAATTACTGAAGGCGGTATTACATATTATATTATTCCAAAAGATACCACTTTATATCACGGAAGTGATACTATAACATCACCCGAACAGTTACAAGAAAAACGTCATACGTTTTTTGCCCTAACGAAGGACTATGCTAGAAAATACGCAAAAGAGTCAGGAAATGTATTCATGTTTCAAACAAACAAAGACTTGCGATTAGTTGCGATAGATAAACCTAACGAGGTGTTGTATGCTGACGCATCCACAGGTGTAAAACAGATACTGGATGAAAATTATGGATTTCACAATAATCATAAACGTAAATCTATTCCAGATAAGGATAATCGATTATCAATGCATTTATGCGATAATGGGTATCATGGATATGCCGCAAATAATATGGTCGGGGTTTCCAAACTAGGAGACGATGATTTAGACCCAGAAGTAATAATATGTGATAAGCAACATTTACAATTTATAGAATTAATGCGGAATAAAGCTTCTGATGGTCCTCCTCGCGTAGAAAGACCCCAAAAAAAGAGACAAAAGTTGTTCGAAACACCTACAAAAAGAGGTCCCAGCTTATTTGGATACGACGACGATGAAGACGACGACGAAAATAGTGATGTAGATGAACGAGGTCCAGGTTTATTTGGATTTGATACACCTACAAAAGGCGGACAGAAAAAACAAAATATACAGAATGTATATAAGAACAAAACTATGAAACGTCCTGTCCGCGCCGAAGATGGAACTTATACAGTTAAGGGGAAAAAATACAAGGAATTATTTGGTTCAAGAGAACAAGTTCACAATGGGACCGCATATAAAACAAAAGCTGGTCTTACCAACGACGACATTCTAATGAATAAATGGGGGAGACTAGTTTCTGCGAAAAAACATAAAACAGCAAAGAAAGAAATGCGCTTAGAGAAACACGGATACTCCGCAAAGAAAGGAAAGTTTGGATATGTAAAGAAGAACCGTAAGACACGTAAAAATAAGAAGTAAACGAAGATGCAATTGTAATATATTAGATTATGTAATCATATTACAATTTAGAGAAGATACCATTCACAAGACAAAAACTTATTATCAATAATATACTCTTCCAAATTCTCAAATATATATTTTTCAAAATATGTTTTGCTTACGATTAATGAAGACCCTGATGAAAAGAATTTACAATAATACGTGTAGGTATCGTAGATAGAAATATTATGATGCAGTCCAGGAGAAGTTACTCTCTCACTGTTCTGTTTACTCCGAATGAGTTCTTTCATATTATCAAGTGCGGTTTGAATATCTTGTTGTTTATCCCATAGTCCGCAACAAATTCCATTAATGTACTTGTCACGTTCAATGTCGATAGTTGGAAAGAAATATTGGATTAAGTCAATGATTTGTTTGTCATTCAAGTTAATGCTTCCAAAATTATTAACGTTACACCACTTTTTAAATAAGGAAACCACTTCTTCAATTTCAAAATCGTATTCAGAACTATCGAGTATGACCGTTTCATCCCAAAAATATAAAAATTTTTGAATAGCAGGTAAGTGTTTGCTACATATTCCGATAAACGAATCTTGTTCTTCCGAATAATAAACACTGAGCTTTTGCATGAGGATATTTTTAAATGTATTTAGAAACATAATAGGAGGGAGATTCTTCGTATCAAGGAAATGTTTCCATAGATACTGCATGTTCTTCCAAGTAATCTGAGGTGCGCGAATAACACCATCCATGTTTTCGGGTATAATGTTATTTATCGTGTTTTCATTTGGTAACGTAATATCCAGATATTCGGTAATAAAATTTGTAATAAGTAAGTCAGAGTCCATATTCTTCACGTAAAATGCGGAGAATAAAAGTTCATCGTCATTACTAGACGACACGACAAATTCGTCGGAAGAACCATATCGTAACGAATAGTGAGATGCTACACATAGAAGGTCTAATGACAAATTATGTATAATTTTATTCCAAACATGTTCGTAGCGAACCGTATCATTTATAGTTACTAACCGACAATCAATATACGAATGGTCGTGATATTTGTTTTTGAATGTCTGTCCGATAGTAATCCCTAATAAGAATTGACATATAGAATTTAATTCCTTGATAAACTGACGAGATGAGGGTTTAACATAATGGATTAAGTTAGTATTTTTACGATGGATACTATCACCAAGTATTGTAAGAAAATACTTGGCTTGATTTCTGGTTGCGAACAATGTAGGATATAACGCATCAATAACACTCTGAATAGTAATAGATTCTGGTATACTTGTGATAAGACTGGTGTCCTTAATGCGTTTCATGATATAAATTTTGGTCCTCTGTTTCCAAGACATTAAATTTTTACCTCGCGTAATTGTAGTTAAAATTTTATGTAATATGTCATCTTCGGTAATGACCTGGTAATGAATTCCATCATAATAAAAAAACCTATCAGTTGCGGAATTAAAAAAATATTGGTTATCGCTTAAAAACGAATGGATAAACGTATCTTGTTCTTGTGTTAATTCTTCGATGCGAGATACCCTTTGTTCGTGGGTGGATTTGATGTTCTCAACAATATTCGGGAGTTGGTTGTTAACATAAGAATAAATCTTCGCAGTCATCCATTCATCGTCTTTAAACTGCGAATAGATTTGATGGATTGTGTTGGTTGATTTACTAATACACTCGTCAAATGTATATTTAGGTGTCTTTGGTTCTATTTGGTTCTCCATTATACAATATAACAAACAAAACTTTATATTGTATTTTTTATAACTTATATGGTAACTACACTACGTAAGTCTTTATCCTTTCGGTACATGTCTTCACTGTCAGCAATGCTAGATAGTAAATGCTTCGAAATAATTGCGTTCGTATTTAATACTGCCTCTGACGATAATACCGCAAACCATTGGTACTTTGGTCGTCTTAAAATCTCCTCCGCTGGTATTAATATACCGTATGAATCTGGATGAAATTGAATATATGCTTCTTCCATTAAATTTTCGAGGAGTATTTGTTTTCCTTGATTATTTTTGACACCAATTAACTCAGCACCTAATAAATTCATTCGTTGGGTTTGAATAGCAGATTCGCACCAATAAGATAAATCCCCAACGAATTCGTTTTCATTTGAATAATGCCCGGAATTGTCGCGAGTTTTCAAGTATTCTATACACTCGGCTATAACCGGGTCGTTTTTCGAAGCACCAATAAACGAAGTATCTGGCGAAAACATTTTATTTCCCGTACTTTTAAGAAGATTTGTATTACGATTAATATTTTCACATACGAACGGTTTGTTCCATGCAATCCCATTTTCATAAAACTGCTTTAAGTTTTTGGTACACACAAATGAATTCGGGACAGTCATGCCGCCATAAAAGTAGATTAATTGAAGGATACCTAGTTCTCGTAGATGGGTTCTAGTAGGCTCAGCAACCTTATTCAAATCAACGTCCCAAGAAGGAAGCAATTTACTAAACGACTCGTCGTCGATTAAGCAAATGTTAAAATCTTTACCACATTGGTCTATAATTGTTTTAATTGTTAAATGAATATAGGGTTGGTTTAAATCGGTAGTATTACGAGAGTAAAAATCCTTCCACTTTCGCGCATTTACTTCATACTTAGTATGAATCCATATCTTAGGACGGTTATATCCGTATAAGGGGGAATCGTTTAATAGATATTTCTGGATAAGTTCATATTCATCATTCGATTCAAATGGTTGTTTTAATTTATTTGCGAAGTAGCTTGCGACAAACACAATGCCTAATGTGAAAAAATATGTTGATGCATTCTTTGAACTAAATAACATTCTGTGTGGATATATACTATAGTATTTTATTTTTTCACCGATAGATACTTAGCTAGTAAAATATGGTGTAATCAATATTGTATTTGGACTTGTTATAATTAATTCGCGATGTAAACATTACCTCTTCGTGTTTGCATATTTGACGAAGAATTGTAGTGAATGAGTTATATGTCATTGTCCGTTCCAGATAAAAATGCTTACCATGATGGTAAAATTTTTTCAAAGAATCACAAAAGTCAACATGGTACTCATTATATATCATTTTTTTATATGCGTTCATGTCGACCAGGTAATAATTATCTTTTTTTAAAGAAATTTTGTCAAGAAGATTATGTAATAGAGTTAATGGGACTCTTTCTTTGAATATCTGAGAGTTCATAAAACGCGAGTATATAATACTTTATATATATATTTCCTAAATAGGTATCGCTATAATTCTACTTAGGCACTAAAGTGTTTGTAATAGACTGTTGTTTTAATTTTTCTAAATACAAGATTCCATCCATTAGTTCCTCTTGTGCATGTTGAATCCAATCTAATGTAGATAAATCAGTCCGGTCCAAGTTTGTGCCATATTTTTTTTGACCGAAATTCGCACGACTTACAAACTGGTGTAATACTCCCTTAACCACACTATCCAATTCCTTACAATTTATTGTATCAGTGTCTGACATAGTAATATCTATATGTATGTCTATACCTTTATGTCAATAACGCATGTAAGTTATTTGTAAATAAGGCTAATTCAATTTCATCTTCGCGCACATTATGCACGATTGTAATATATTTACATAAAAATGGTATAATTTCATATTTGACATCCTCACTTAGTATATGCGTTTGCTTTACAAAGGAAATAAAATAATCCAGAATATCTATAACGGAATATCCATAATCAAAAATATCGTACAATATATGAATTGCCTTATGTATTTCATTATTGCGAATATGGGTTATATACTTTTCGAGTATATCATCGGATATAGTAGATACCAGTTTCTTGCATAATTCTATATTTACAGGCATATCCAATATGTAGACTTTTTCAATGTAATTAATCATCAAACGAATAGAGTTGTCCGCTATTTTCAACAAGTACTCTTTGGCTTCTTCGTCAATGATAATTCGTTCATTGTCTATGATTTTATTCATGATACATGCGATATCGGTTTGGGTAGGTTGGTCGATACGAATAATGTGAGTCCTTGACTGAATACTTTCTATTACTTTTTGAAGATTTCCACACACAGAGATAAAGTTAATGTTGTTTTTGTATTTATCAATGTAATTACGGAACACCTGTTGACTTTGTTCGTTAATACTGTCGATGTCATCTACAATCACTATTTTTTTCTTACCATGAATTGAACTTCTGGATTGACAAAATGTCTTCATTTCGTTTCTAAAATACTGGATTCCTTGTTCCTTTAGATTATTGATAAACAAGGTGTTGTATTCGGGGAACGAATCGTTTTTCGATAATCCATAATATTCTCGTATAATCGCATATAGTAATGTAGTTTTCCCAGAACAAGTATTACCTACAAATAATAAATTCAAATTATCTATATCAATAAGGGTATGTATGGTTTTCTTTAGAGGATTGCTTATGTAAAAATCATCAATGTAATAAGGTTTATACTTGTTTATAAATGTATTGTCTACAACTTTGGATTTCATATTCAAGGGTGTATAATATGTTTTCATGAATTTATATCATTTATGTAAAACTATTATAAAGATATGTTGTATTATTATTACAAATGCCATCTCATTATGAAGTGTTGGGGGTAGATAAAACCGCAACTGATATTGAAATAAAAAAGGCATATCGTAGTGCGTCATTGAAATATCATCCGGATAGAAATTCAAGTAAAGAAGCCGTAACCAAAATTCAAGAGATAAATGCTGCCTATGAAATTCTAAGCGATAAACAAAAGAAAGCAGAGTATGATAATGAATTGAATGGCGTTCGTAAAGACCCGTTTCAACAAATGAATACTGGCTTCAATGCTAATTTCAATGACATCAATAGTATGTTTAATATGATGTTTAATGGTAGACCACTTCATCCGGGTATGCCAAACGTGCAAGTGTTCCGTAACGGTAACTCCACAACACACGTATTTACTAGTAACACCGGTAACCGGGCTCCTCCTATAATCATAAAAAAGATTGAAATCACACTCGAACAATCCTATTCTGGTTGTTCTATTCCCGTAGAATTTGAAAGATGGGTCCAACGAGATAACCAGAGAGAACCTGAAACAGAAAAGGTAATGGTTGATATAGCAGAGGGCGTTAATAACAATGAAACATTTCAATTAAAGGGTATTGGAAATAAACATGAAGACATCCGGGGAGATGTCAAATTTGTTATACAAATAATAAATACTACAGAATTTAAAAGACAAGGATTAGATTTATTATGTGATAAAGAGCTGTCCCTTAAGGAAGCCTTGTGTGGGTTTTCATTTTCATTTACTCATCTAAATGGAAAAAAACTCTCTATAAATAATAATAATCCGATTACGATAATAAAAGACGGTCAACAGCAATTATTTCAAGGATTGGGAATGAAGCAAGACGGTCGAGTTGGAAATATGGTTTTTACGTTTCGCGTTAAGTTCCCCAATGAATTATCCGAAGAGCAACGTACACACATTGCGGCGGGTTTGCCATAAAATATTCTTCATGTAAAGAATATTTTAGAACTAGTTAAGCAGAAATCCTCTTGGTTGGAATATCTTTGTCTACTAGGTAGATAGAATTTTCAGTTACAATAATAAACTCCGAACCAGATTTGAAAATCTTTGTTATTGGACTTGTATACTCTTCTTCACTCTTGACAAGTAATTTCTCTTGCGTCTCCTTTACACCGATTAAAGACTCTTTCTCAATTGATGACGTCCAATAATCCATCATTATTGGTTTATCCTCAACGATAGATAACTTAGTTACGTGCTGCATTGTATTGTTTTCAGGTAATCTATAATTACCCGCGGATGTAGGTTGGGATGAAGTATCTTGCATTTTTCACAATATAGAGTTATACTATACAGATTACTTTAAATACTTAAATAGATAAGTATATTTATCCGTTTAGGGAAGAATTGCGTATAACGGTCAAATCTTAAATATACACAGTATGTAACTCTAGGATGAGCGCACACAAAACGAATAAGCAGCAAATTATAGAAACGTATTATAGTGTTTTACATGATTTTGTAAAGAAAATAAAATCATCTGAAATCATATTATCGTCAAAACATTCTATTCATAGTTTATCAGTAGGGATAAACGCGGTCCATCGTGTATTTGAATATACATTGTTAAAAACAAAACAACTAGATAAGGCATATTATCAATCGCAACAAACATATCATTATTTTATAGAATATATAGAACAAGTAAATACGTCACATATCACGAATGGTTTAAATCACAAAGACGCAGTTCTATTCGTGTATAAAAAGGCTATCTTTGATATTCATGACGGAAATGAAAATGAAAAAACCAACACACTCATTAACATTATGTCAAACTCCTCGGAACAGATTAACATAAACGACAAAGAATGGAGAACATTGTTCCTTAGGATGTCTAAGTTCATAAATACTGTGCTATGTTGGAACAATTACTTATATGATTTTATCTTTAGAATTGAAATATGCGAACGATTTTTAGAAAAGTATTTGATAAACATCGAACGGTTGGATTTTACTACCTATTACCTGGAATACATGCATCAAAATTTTCCAATAAGCCAAGACAAGTATATTGACCTGTTGAATAAAATGTTGTCGAAGAGCGAAAAAACAAAACGTGTTCGGAGTGGGTCAATGACAGAAAAAGAAAAGAATGATATAGTATTTGATAAAATAGCAGTGGGAAGTAAAACGTTTAAAACTCAATTTGATACACTTACCACGGAGGAGTTTATAGGGTGGTTGTATGAGTAATCATGTTACGTATTCATAATTTCGTCGTAGTACTCGTTTGTCAATACAATTGTCTTTTTTCTTACTTTTTCCTTCTTTATTTTTGGTTCTATGTTTACATTCTTTACAGCAATATTATAATATTCATCTCTTAATATTTGTTTAATTGATTCATACACAAATCGCAAGATGCGTTCCGTACAATTTCCTACAATCAAACAACTTCCGGTCCTGAATATCATGAATGATATTTCGGAGTATTTCGTCGCACTGTCTAATTCACTCATCTTCATAGTCCGGTCTTCGTGTATTAATCTTCCTTGTTGTTGGTCTATATTAAATCCCAATTCATGATTATAATAATATTTGCATTTTACACCGGGATAACTACATGGGTCATAAGCGGTTTCTATATTGTATTTAGAACTACGCAATATATTATGAAGTTTATCGCGATTAATGTAAAATCCACAATTGAAGTTTGAGTTAATCAACACATTCTGTTCGATATCATGTTCCAAAAAGTCCAACGGTAAGCTAACATGCGGGGTTAATAACTCTATCACCATAACTTTTACTTTGAATAATATTTCATGATTTAACACTCCAGGTATCTCTAATTTACCCGTATTAAATACTTTGACATGGATCTCGCGATATTCCTGTTGAAACTTGAATCTCAAGATAATCGCAAAACAGTTATAAAATGCGTTTTTGACCTTACCACGACATGTCATTATATCTTTCTTGGATATTCCTATGGTAATCTTACGCTCATCTTTGAATTTTAATCGTCTTGCGTCTGGATTATCAAGCTGTTTTATAATTACTTCTGTATAATAGTTTATATTCTCAATCTTGTGCTGATATGTTTCGAGTTCTTCTTTCGTCTTTGAGACTATTTTTATCTGTTTTTTTAGAACACCTTCTTCTGGTTTCCAATAATCAATAACCGGAATTTCCCAAAAGATCGTTTGGATGTCTATAGGTTGATTCAGGAACAAGACCTTAGTTGTTGTTGATATATATAGGTCGTCACATTCGGGAACATCACCCGTAATTTCTTCTACACTATTTGTATTTACGTTATTATAACCAGAATCTTCTTGCTTACTGTTTGACTGTGACGAGAGGGTTGTAAAATCATATTCGTTCGTGTCTTGACATGATATAAAACTCGCCCATTCGTCGTCTATCATATTATCTGATTTATATTACTATTGAAACAATATAGATACGTTTATATTGTTTCAATTTTATGTATAGCTGTCCGTAAAGTTTACACAGAAATAATCTAATATAGAGTTTAGGTCAGCATTCTCAGAATGTGCTATTACTTCCATATTATCTAAAAATGTTTGCGTTGTAAGGTGAATTTTATTACGAATGATATAATTAAAATACCGTATCATAACACTTTTTTTGTCTATATTGTATTTTATGCTTATATATTGGATAAATTCTTTTAATTCATATACCTTTCCATCACGATGCATGTTGTATATTTTGTTCCAACTGTCGTTTGTTATGATACTACCGCTCCATTCTGATAAATTTTGGTTTAATTGGATGAAATTTATCATACTACGAATATCAGACTTATATGTTTTTTGAATCGTCCGTATATCTAGTTCCGACAATTGTAAATTTTCATTCGTAGCAACATTCTCTATGAACTTATAAATTTCTTTTTCTGGAAGCTGGTCGAACCGTACACAAATAAATTCACTTTGTAATGACGTTACCAACTTGCTTATATAATTACATATCAAACAAAATCGAACATTATAATTCATTGACTGCATCAAATACTTCAATGCTTGTTGTGCGTTTTTCGTCATATAATCGGCTTCATCTAATATTACAAATTTAATACCTACCTCAAAAAAACTATTGGATTTTACGAATTGCTGAATTTGATTACGAATTATGTCAATACCACGTTCGTCCGATGCGTTCAAATGTATGACATTCTCTTTATTTATCTTGCTATGTTTTCGTTGATGCTCGTTTATTAAATTAATTATGGTTGTCGTTTTACCGGTTCCTGGAGGTCCATAGAACAATAAATTTGGAAAATAATCTTTATTAATTATGTTTTTGAATATTGTCCGGTTTGTAGGATCTAATACTATATTTGAAAACTCTCCGGGTCTGTATTTCTCAACCCATGGAACGCTTTGTGTAATAGTTGTCATATACAGTTTACATAAGGGAACTGTTTATGTCAGTTCGTTTTGAATATCTAAAAATTGAATTTAGTAGTTTTGTTTATATTTTGTAAAAATCATATAGTAATAATCTATCAGGCAATATAAGTGATGTCTAGTAGAATCGGCGGATATCTGGAATTAATCATTGGTCCTATGTTTTCAGGGAAAACGACACGCCTTATAGACATATACAATTCAGAATATGCTAACAATCAAAATATTAAGGTTATTAATTTCAGTGCCGATACTAGGTATCATGACTCTATGTTATCTACCCATGATAAAGTGATGATACCGTGTGTATTTTCAAGCACTATCAAAGAGGTATGCGAAGAGCCCATGATACATAATTATGACATTATACTTATCAATGAAGGACAATTCTTTCCCGATTTATATGAATCGGTAATCCATCTTGTTGAAACATATAAAATGAAGGTTTATATCTGTGGATTAGACGGGGATTTCAAGCGCAATAAATTTGGCAAAATGTTAGACCTTATTCCGGTATGTGATAAAATAATAAAGTTGACTGCGGAGTGCGTTAAATGTAAACGTCCCGCAATCTTTTCAAAAAGACTTTCAGAAGAAGAACAACAAGTTGTAATTGGCTCTAGCAATTACGCACCGATGTGTCGAGAATGTTACATTCCTTAAAAATCATATTCCATATTACTACTATTCTTATCATGTTTTTTTTGTTGTGTATATTGGTCGTAATCAGTACGATACATATTGGTAAGCTTGTCATATTTTGTAATAAATCGATTACACCTACACTCCTCTAATATAATCGTTTCAACTATTTTTTTGTCCTCGTTTACAACTATTTCCATCATATCTTTTGTTATTCGGTCAAAAATTCGGTTCAATATCGGATTGTAAAATACCCAGTTGTTACGATACGCCCGTACAAACAATCTTGTTTTTTCATTACTAATCGGAAGAGCCGATGTAACTATGGTATTTACGTACTTTCCAAATTTAACGCGAGCAATCGTGTAATGAGGTAATACATACTCGTTCTCAACAACCAGTTTTTCAATACCAAATATTCTGTTTGCTATAGAATCTTTTCCAGCCATATATTCATAGATAGCCTTTGTTTTTCCATTACGAATATTCCGTTCAAATCGTTCAGAGATAGGAAACGGGTTTTGACGATTACCGAAAGTATGCACTTCTGATATATGTAAAATGTCTAATGAATTCTCGGTTACTGTCCTAGCATCCATATTGAAATCTTTTTCAATCGTAACGTGTCTAAAATTTTTATCATGTATTTCTGGTTCAATCCAATCAAATTCATTTACCATATCCTCTTCCTCGTGCGTGTTACTATTTTCACTAGTATCATCCACATGAGTATCCTTCATAAATATCCACCCATTATTACACATAAACTTGTAATGAGGAGTATCCGTTTGATTATTGAATGAAGTTGCGGTTCGAGGGATATCTTGACCTGGCATTGTAACCATTCTACCGGTTGTATTGTAGGTAAAACTATGGTACGGACATACCACACAATTCAATTCGGTATCTATACGCCCTTTCGATAATGACGCACCGCGATGAGGACATATATCATGAATTCCATGAACGTTATTTTCATCGTCCTTCCATATTGTAATTGGTATTTCATTTATGATGACTCTATGTGGGATATTCTTATACAATGATTTTGTTTGTCCTACTACATACCAACGACTTGCCGTAGCAATCATCTCATAGGATACTATCAAATTCAAAATACATACATATTGAAAAAATAAAAACATTTTGTCTGTATTCTATCTTCTCGAGAAGTTTTTATATTTATGTCGTCAAATCTATATAGAATCTTTCTTCTATATTACAATAATCATGAATAAGATTGAAGTTGGCACTAAACTCGATTTTTCAGATGTTCTTATCCGACCTAAGCGTAGCACTATTAACAGCCGTTCAGAAGTAGACGTCGTTCGAAAGTTCAAATTCAAGTACTCCAATGTGGAGTGGGAAGGAACACCTATTATCTCAGCGAATATGGATACTACCGGAACGTTTGATGTGTATAATGTTCTACACAAATACAATATTGTGACTGCTATGAATAAATTCTATACTGCGGACGACTATAAGGAAGCCTATGATACATATCATTTGAATCCTAATCTATTTATGGTATCTACAGGTATCGGCGAAGGTTCCTTCGAATACCTAGAAAATGTATTTCAGAAGGTTGATTGTAATTGGATTTGTATTGACATCGCAAATGGGTATATTTCAAATTTAGTAACCTTTTGTAAAGAAGTTCGGTCTAGGTATCCCGATAAAATTATTGTTGCCGGAAATGTAGTAACAAGAGAAATTGTCGAGGAGTTGATTTTAAATGGCATGGTTGATATTGTTAAAATCGGCATTGGACCAGGGTCAGCATGCACTACGCGGTTAAAGACGGGCGTAGGTATGCCACAATTATCAGCCATTATAGAATGTGCGGATGCGGCACATGGCGTAGGAGGATTAATTATTGGTGATGGTGGAATAACTTCTCCAGGAGACTGCGCTAAGGCATTCGGTGCAGGTGCGGATTTCGTTATGATGGGAGGTGCGTTTGCCGGACATGATGAGAATCCAGGAGAAATTAAGGTAATTGATGGGGTCAAATACAAATCTTTTTATGGAATGAGCTCATCACTCGCAATGAAAAAACATTATGGAGAAATGGCAAAATATAGATCATCGGAAGGGAGAGAATTACTTGTTAAATACAAAGGTGCCCTAGAGAGCACTATACTAGATTACCTAGGAGGCATACGCAGCACTTGCGCGTATATAAACGCACAATCGATTAAACATATGGCAAAATGCACTACTTTCGTGCAAGTTAACAATCAACTAAACACTAGTTTGGTTAAGTAATCTGTGCCAAATACATTTTTGAAATGATATAAAGTTATTTGAGTTATTTGTTTATATAACTTTATGGAAATACCGCACGAAGAACCTATAAAAAAGAAGAGAGGACGAAAAAAGAAGTCTGAAACATTAGCTACTTCCGATACCCCCGTGGAAGAAACTGTACCTAAGAAACGAGGACGGAAACCAAAAGGAGGTAAGTTGGTACTTAAGCCAGATGACTCCACCAATGAAAGCAATAATATTACTAACGTTATTCTCCATTTGAAATGTTCCATGGACGATATGACTTTACATAATAACAATTTGTCTCATTATGTTAATGACCCACTAGAATACAATCCATTGGCGCCACCTACCGTGACTAGTTATGATAATATGGTTACTAACAATTTTTCTGTCTACGATTCGATTGAACGAGAGAACAGTCATCTACAAGAGCCCGACAAAATGATCACAACGGATAATAATCTATGTAATCTATGTAAAGGTGTTCTTACTTCGACAGATGATGCCAGTTCTCAAGAACATGAGGAGATGGACAACATCAGTATGAAAGATATTAATATGAAACTGAAAGAAATCAAGCTTCAATTATATAAATCCGAGTATCCAGACAAAAAGGTCGCATGTTTCTGGTGTACGTATGAATATGATAATCCCGCATGTTATATTCCAAAACACGATTTAGATAACCAAATGTGTGGCTATGGCTCGTTTTGCCGACCGGAATGTGCGGCTGCGTATTTAATGCAAGAAAATATAGATGACTCTATTAAATTTGAGAGATATCATTTATTGAATCAAATTTACGGTAAAGTTTATAACTTTACAAAAAATATTAAACCAGCCCCTAATCCACACTACTTGTTGGATAAATTTTACGGTAATTTATCAATACAAGAATACAGGAAATTATTAAAGTCAGACCATATGTTACTGGTTATTGATAAACCGATGACGCGAATATTACCCGAACTTCACGAAGAAAATGAAGACTTTATGAATAACTATAATTCAAATAATGTTAATAATTCGGGTGTATATAAAGTCAAACGTCAAAGTGAAAAGAAAAAAGGACCAAGTAAAAGTGAAATTATCAAGGAAACGTTCGGATTGTAATGTTCTTGATACGAAGAAAAACAATATAAACGGTATTTGACAGATACTGTATAATGACAAATACAGTATCTATTAAACTCATGGGTGGGTTGGGAAACCAACTGTTCCAATTATTTACTGCTATTACCTATGGATTGGAAAATACATGTAATGTTATTTTTCCATATACCGAACAATTGCGTTCTGGTACCATACGTAATACATATTGGAACACGTTTTTAATAGGATTGCGTAATATGACAACCTATGAACCATCATGTAAAGAAACAAATGAATCCTTGTTATCAATGCCTATGTATAGCGAGAAAAGTTTTGACTATAAAAAAATATCTAGTCCAAAAGGACCCAGAATGTTATTACATGGATATTTTCAGAGTTATAAATATTTCAATAAACACTGGGATACCATAAAACAAATGATTTGTCTTGAAGAACAACAAACTGCTATCAAACGTGAATATGCGGATTTATTTTCAGGTAAAGAAACAGTTAGTCTGCATTTTAGAATAGGAGATTATATTACGATTCAAGACTGTCATCCCATTATGCCTATTGATTATTATTATAATGCGATTTGCAATCTAATGATGCGAAAGGATAAACAGTATCGTATTCTGTATTTCTGCCAAGATGTAGATAATGACAGAGTTTCTTTGATTATCAATCGTTTGACGGGTATGTTTCCAGATATCGAATTCGTCAAGATTGATGACGAGATTGACGATTGGAAACAAATGCTTATTATGAGTGTATGTTCGCATAACATTATCGCAAATAGCACATACAGTTGGTGGGGAGCATGGTTTAATATGAACCCTAATAGGCGCATATATTATCCTAACAAGTGGTTTGGTAAATCACTATCACATAATACAATCGACCTGTTTCCACGCGAATGGGTCAAAGTATATTGGTAAACATAAAATTGAAAATGATATAATAAGATGGTTCTAGTAAATAACTATACATTATAACCATGGTATCAGTATCTAAGAAGGAATTAACTGAAAATTATGCTGCTCTTACTAGCATACCGTTTGTACGCAGAACCATCAAGTGCGTTAAACAATTAACTAAAGAAAATAAAGAACTTCGCAAAGAAAATGAAATGTTTAAAAAAATGATTGATACTTTGTTTGACATGCAGTCCGCAAATGGGACTAAACATAACGGTTGTTGTGGTCCTACTGTGAATCAACCTGTATCAGAAGTTGCTATTAAAAAGGAAAGGGTAGTTGTTGACCTCTCAAAAGATATCTCACACTCAACTGATGAGAATGTTGTATATGACATAACTGACAAATCCAACAACCATTTACATGACAAACCATTTACATATGGAGATTCTGGCGAGACCCTATGGCGTGGCAATGTAGGCGACACTACTGAACGCAGTGAAACTGAAATTACTAATGATATGGAAGAAGACAAAACAAATATTGTGGAAGAGGAATCTGCTGAGGAAGAGGAGGAGGTTGATGTAGAGGAAGAGGAGGAGGTTGAACTAGAGGAAGAGGAGGAGGTTGAAGTTGAGGAATCTGCCGAGGAAGAGGAGGAGGTTGAAGTTGAGGAATCTGCCGAGGA